CCTCGCTGACGTACTGCGAGAACAGGGTGATTTCGAAGGTGCCGTCAGGCGTCTCGATCACCAGCTCCCGGTTGGTGCTGATCAACCCGTCAATGAGACCGCTCTCCTTGACCGGGCCGATGCGGATCGAGGTGACCTGGTGGATGTTGAGGTTGAAGTTCTTGCTCATGCTTTTCTCCTTTCTAAGTTGGCGTAGTGATTTTACTAATCACGGCAAAAATTAATCTAGGTGTTTTCCCTACACCACGGCTTTCTCTTACCTGATCTCAATGTCAGGGACAATGACCGAGGGCTTGAACACCACTCGGTAAAACGACGTGCTGACGTTCTTCGCATCGATCTGCTCGACAAAGAACGTGACGTTGTCGGACAGCCCCAAAAAATGCTTCTTGAACGCGCCAGGCCCGGTCCTGCACGTCACAGACAAGAAGCCTGCTTTGTCGTTGTTGCCCAGGCTGCAGTAGCCTTCAATGGACAGCATGTAGTCGTTCGTGATGCCGTTGTAGAAGATCACGCGGCGGGCAACTTCAAAGTTGTCCGCTGCCTTTGACACGTTGCGCGATGCCACGTCAGCGTCAGACTGGCAGCCAGCAAGAGCGGCGGCCGCAAGTGCAATGAGAAGCGCCTTCTTCATCAGAACACCCCAAACCAAATGCCCGTGCCGTGCACGCATCCGACCGGAAAGAAAACAGCACCTGCGATGAGGAAGCCCCACTTGGCTGTGCTCAGGCAGGTGATGACGTGGGTGAACCAGGCCAGGACGACCCAGATCGCTGCGCCGATGGAGAGGAGCTCGCTCACCGCTCCACTCCTTGCAACTCGTCGGCCACCAGTTGGGCGTAGCCGGCAATGTCAACCCAGCTATCAACGTGGTCCGGGTCGCCGTTGACGATGCGGCCGATCTTGTGGGCAATCATCTCCAAGGACTCCCACTGGCTATCGGTGAAGGTCTTGTTGTGCAGACGGGCATGCTCTGACATCGCACGCTTGATGTCCTGCGTGATCTTGGCGTGGCCAGAGAACTTGCCGTAGCGGTCGCCGCGCTCCGTGAGTATCGCGACGATGCCCCCGCCCTCGTGGACGGTCAGCGTGGTCGGTGCCTCTTCTTGCTGCACCGATGCCTCCACTGGGGCCTGTGCCGCCCCCTCTTGGGCAGCCTTTTCGGCTTGCTCCTTGATGTGCTTGAGCACCACGTAGACCACGGGCGCTGAGACGCCAAACTTCGTGGCCACGTCCTTGGCCTTGGCGTTGGGGTTCTTGGCCAGGAACTCGCGGACCTGGGCGGTTTTGGATTTTGCTTTTGCAGTTTTCACGGGGGTTCTCCTTAAGTGGTTGGAGGTCAGGGAAGAAGCTTGGCGACGTACGAGCCGGCCGCAAAGACGGCAAGTCCATAAACCAAGCAGAGGGAAAAGGTGGCCAAGGGGCGCTTCTTAGGGATGCCCAGCAGTCCTGCTTGCACGAGCTCCTCGTCGCTGTTGAGCTGCGGGAGAGGCTTGTTGTATTGCAGGCCGATGAGTACCTTGCCGGTGTTGTAGTAACGCCCACTGGCAGCTAAGGCTTTAAAGACATCGGGGTTCAAAACGGTGCCTCCTCAAGTTCTTCGACAGGCGCATCGGGGCGCTTCAAGAATTCTTCAGGTGCCTGCTCAGCAGGCATGACCCAACGGGTGCCATCCCACTGAGGAAATGGCCAGGGCCAGGGCTGTAACTTAGGGCTCATCTTCTTTCTCCTTTCTGTTGGTGGAAACTCTATCTTAACGACTCTAATTCTTTTGTCAACTCCTCAACTCGTTTTTCTGCTTTCAGCCAAGCATCGCGCCATAGGCGGCTCTCGTCAATCCTATCTGCCGCGGCTTGAAGGTACGGCCTGATAAGTGAGTTCATTGGGTACTTGGCCAAGTCGCGCAGGACATCGGATAGCTTCATGGCTGGGACTCAAGAAACTCTTCCTCCCAGAGCAGCTTCTGGGCCTCGGAGATGCTGTTGGTGATGTCGATGTAACGCAGCTTGTTGCTCGGTCCAACCACCGGCAACACGACGCGTTTCAGGTGTAGCTCCGCAGGCATCTCCATGCCTGTGAGCCTAATCTCTTCCCAGAACTCAAAAGTGAGTTCTACGGGCAGGGATATTTCCGTCTGGTACTTCATCGGGGGCCTCTTTCTGTCTGTTCTCGTTGATGCGTTGAAGGGTGAGTGACTCTTTGTGTGCCTTCTCAAATGCCGGCTTGATCATGTCCACCAGCAGTGAGCTCTTGGTGGCCTTGTAGAACAAGCTCATTTCGTGAAGCATGAAGTACATGTCCTCCGGCACAGACACGCTGCGAAAGCGGCTGCCGGTGCGCTTGGAAGGCGACGCGCGCATCTCCTGCCAGCGGTCCTTCTTTGGGCGGCCGTTCTTCTTTGGGCGACCCCTCTTGCGCTTGCGCACGTAAGGCTCCGGATAGGCCGGAACCACTTTGTTTTTAACCCATGTAGGCATGATTCTCCTTTCTGTGGAAAAAGAGGCCAGGCTCAAGGCCTGGCCGAATTGAAGACTTCCCCTAAAGGGCAACTGCAAGAAGCCCTGGGAGAATTATGCCGCGGCCCCCCAGCTCAGTCCAGTCTCAACGTCCACTCGGCTGGGCACTTCCAGGCTCACGGCCTTGGCCATGATGTCTGCAGCCTCGCGGGCCTCGTCGCGATTTCTGACCGACAAGGCGATCTCGTCGTGCACCTGCAGGCGGATGTCAAAGCCGGCCTTGGCCAGCGCCACCATGCCGGCCTTGGTCTGGTCGGCGGCAGACCCCTGGATGAGCCTGTTGAGGCCCTTGTAGGTGCCTGCACGCTTGATCCGTGAGCCGTATTCAATGATTGCCTGCTCGCGCGGCAGCGCCTTGTTCACGCCCCACTCCATCGGCTCCCACAATGGGAAGCGGCATTTGCGGCCCAGGAGCGTACGGATCGCGCCGCCCGAAGCCGGGTGCTCGATGCGCTTCATCACCGCGTCCACGGTGCCCTTGAGGAAGGGGACCTTGCTGTGGAAGGTGGCGATCAGCTCGCTGGCCTCGTCTAGGGGCAGGTCCAGGCTGTTGGCCAGTTTGGCTTTGCCCATGCCGTACATCAGCCCCAGGCCGATCGTTTTGGCCGCCTTGCGCTTGATGCCGGCCATGTCCGCGACCATCTGGTGGAAGTCCGTGTCAGGGTTTTCCTTGTACGCGTTGGCCATCTTCTCGGCCCCCGGCAGGTCCAGCAGTGTGGCATAGTGCACCAGTAAGCGCGGCTCCTGCGAGGAGAAGTCGTTTGCCGCCCAAAGCTGGCCCTCCTCCGGCAGGAACAAGCCCCGCACCAGCGGGCCGATCACCTCGTGCCGGGCCGGCACCTGCTGCAAGTTGGGGTTGGCCGCTGACAGGCGCCCTGTGACCGTGCCGCCGTCCTCGTTGCGCATCTGGTTGAAGTGGGTGTGGATGCGCCCGTCCTTGGCGCTGTGGCGCAGGTAGGGCTCCAGGAACGTGCCGTGGGTCTTGTTGAGCTCCCGGGCCTCCACGATCATCTTGGCCATGGGGTGCTCGTGCGTGTCCAGGAAGCTCTTGGTGAAGCTCGGCGCGCCCTGGGCGGTGCGGGGGTACTGGATGCCCAGCTTGTCAAAGGCATGGGCAATGCTGGCCGCGGCCCAGATGTCCACCTTCACGCCGGCCTGGTTCTTGATGTACTTGAGGATGTCCTGCTCCTTGGTGCGCATCTCTTCCATCTTGGTCTCGCACTCAGCGCGATTGAAGCGGATGCCCTTGAGCGTGATGTCCACCAGCACCGGCAGCACCTCGGTCTCGAGCCGAAAGATGGACTCGACCTCGTCGGTGCGCATGAGGGCCTTAAAGTGGTGCCAGAGCTTGAGCGTCAGCGCAGCGTCCTGCTCCGCATACTCGCCCACGTGCATGGCCGGCAGCTTCCACAACTCCTTCTTGGCGTGCACGCCAAAGTCCTGCGCCGCCTCCTTCAAGCCCTGCTCGCTCTTGATCTCCTTGAGGTAGTCAAAGCCCAGGCTGTTCAAGGCGTAGCTGAAGCGGTTCTCGTCGAGCAGCGGCGCTGCCAGCATGGTGTCGTAGATCGTGCCGTTCACCTCGAAGCCGGAGGCTCTGAGCCAGCCGAGGTCGTAGGCGGCGTTGTGCATGATCTTGTCTGCTGGCGTCGCGAGTACATCTTGCACCCAGCGATCAACAATCCGGCGATCAAGGTTACCGCCACCGCCATGAGCAACAGGAAAATAGCCTGCCCAACCGTCGACGGCCACAGCGTAGCCCACAATGTAACCGTCGTTGCGAGGCCAGCCAGGGCCCATTGATTCCATGTTGGGATCACACGTTTCGAGGTCAATTGCAATCTCCTTTGCTTCACTCAGGTTGGGGAACGATTGAGGGGGCACCCACTCGGAAATCCGTGGGAACATGGACATGGTCTTGGTGTCGCGCTTCATAGTCGAAATCCTTTTTGCTCGTTCTTGGGCAGGACAACATGCAGTGTCTGCTTGGCGCGGGTGATGCCCACGTACAGCAGCCGGTTGATGTCGTCGGAGTTCTTGTCGTAGTCCTTGGCGAACTTGGTGGACAGGTCCGTGAGCAGCAGGACGTTGTCCGCCTCCCCGCCTTTGGCACCGTGGATCGTGGACAGCTTGATTGGCACGTGGCCCGTGAGCCGTGTGTTGCGGCGCAGGAGCGAGATCAGGTAGTCGCGCCGCTCTTCGCTGATCTTGGTCAGCGCCTTGTGCCAGATTTCTGTGGAAAGAAGCCCATGCTTTTCTTTCAACAGATCGAGCGTGTAGCTGGCGGTCGTGTCGGCCGTGCGCAGCATCTTGTGGCCGTGCTTGATGCAGCTGCTGTCGAGGTACTTGTAGACGTGCTTGACAACCGGGTAGGGCACCTCGCCGCCCTTGCGCAGCTTCTCCCAGCCCAGCACCGCGGTGAGCACTGCCTCGCTGACGCTGCGCTGGCCGTGGCGCTCGAACAGCAGGCCCTGGCTCTTGATCCAGTCGTGCATGTCGGTGAGCATGTAGTTGGTGCTGGCCAGGATGAGCCAGTTGCCGGCGGTGATGTCGACCTGCTGGAAGTCGTTGTAGTAGTGGACGCTGCCCGCCTCCTCGCGGGCCTTCCAGACCTTGGGCTGGCGCTTGCGGATGCGGTGCACCACGCGGTCGGCCAGGGCGTGCACCTTGGCCGGAACGCGGTAGGACTGGTCGAGGACCTTGATCTGGCCCTTGAAGTTCAGGAAGCTGTCGACGTCTGCTCCGGCCCAGGTGTAGACGGCCTGGTCGTCGTCGCCTGCCAGAAAGCAGCGCTGGGCGCGCAGTGCCAACTGCTCGACCAGCCTCCATTGCAAACGTGAGAGGTCCTGCGCCTCGTCGATGATCAGGGATTCTAGGCGCGGCAGGCGCTCGGGGAACTGGCAGGCCTGCTCCAGCAGGTCGGTGAAGTCCAGCAGGTTACGGCTGGTCTTGTAGTGACGGTAGGCGCGCTCGACGTACTCGAAGTGGAACCACTCGATCTCCATCCGCGACTGGTTGTAGTGGGTGCGCAGGTCCAGGCCCTTGATCCGTGCGATGTTGATCTCGTTGAGGATGGGGTTGTCCACCTTCACAGCAAATTCTTCCTCGCCGCTTTCGATAGCAAGCTCAATGCCGGCTTCCTGGGCAAACTCCTTGTAGTGCTCAGGCGCCATCATGTCCTTGGTGCTGATGGCCAGGCACCGATACGCCAGGCTGTGCAGCGTGCGAAACCACGGGAAGTCCGTGTCGGGGCTCAGGTGCGGGAACTTCTGGATGGCCCTGTCGCGCGCTTCTGTGGCCGCTTTCTTGGTGAAGGCGAAGTAGCCGATCTGGCTCGGATGCACTGAGCGGCCCAGCTCTGTCTCTACGATGCTCAAGAGATAGGTTGTTTTACCTGACCCCAGCTACGGGGGGCCGAAGACTTTTACGATCTTCGGCCCCAACTCCTTCTCAGTTGTGCTCATGTGTTGCTTTTCCATGCCTTCATTCCCACTCGTCCGCTGGCCACACCAACACCGGCGTGTGCTCGCCCACGTAGGCGCCCTCGATGTTGAACTCAATGAACTCGCGTGCCTCTTCGTGCGTCATGCCCTGCTTGATCAGGTTCTCCCTGATCTGCTCGGCGTCGTACACCAGCGCGCTGCACAGGCCCTTGTCGCGCCAGACCATTGCGGGCCCGATGATGGCGTTGTCGTGTCCGTCGATCTTGAGCATCAGAATGGACTCCTCTGGGTGCGTTGCTCGGGCGTTGCGAACGGGGCGTCTTGCCGGTCAAAGCGCGGGATGCGCCAGCAGCGCGCCGCTCTGTTCTTCAAGAAGAGGCTTATGGGCTCGCCCCCGAGGTCGCGGATGCGCTGGGCCATCTTGGGCGCGGTCATGCCCTTGAAGTTGTTGCGCACCAGGTGCGCTTCGAGGTCCTTCATGCGGAAGTAAGTCTTGGCCTCTTCGTCGTCCGTCCACGGCCGGCCCATGAGAATCTCATCGCGGTCCATGGCCTGTTGCAGGTGGGTGCAGAACTCTTCAAGCAAGTCGTTGAAGCGACCGGTGATGCTGGTGTCTTCGCTGGCCTCGGTGATCTGCTCAGTCTCGACCATCTCCTTGAGCAACGCGTTGAGGAGCTGCTCCCAGTCTTGCTTGCGCAGCGTGGGAGGCAGCAGGTTGATCTTCTCGACGCAGGCCTTCTGGAAGGCCGCCTGAGCAAACAGGCTCTCAGTGTCGAGCTCGATGCGCTTGCCGTTGATGTCGAGGAACCACAGGGGCGGCTCGCTGTTGTACTTGGACAGGGAAGACATCTGCGGGGCGTCTGGCCCGTGGGCCCCGATCCCATGCTTGCGTGTCCTGCATAGGCCGCTGTTGCAAAAGCTGTTGAGCGGCGCGTCCTTGCACTTGTAGCGGTAATCCTTTTTGTGGAGCTGCTTGATGATGATCTGCAGCTCGTTGTTGGGCAGCGGAGGCGCCACGTACTTGAAGTTGTGCTCGGACAGGGCGTTGTCCCAGTTCACTGGGTGCACCTTCTTGAGGTAGATGCCGATGTTGAAAAGCGCGTTGTTGCGTGTGCCCTCTGGCACGCCCTGCGCGCACAACGCTTGCAGGCATGGAGGGCCGTCTTTGATTGGGTGGTCAGCCTGCTTGGGCTGCTCGGGAAACTGAAGGTCTGTGGGCTGGACCCATTGGTCGTAAAGGCCGTAGAACTCTTCAAGGGTTGCTGCGGTGCCATCATCCTTGATGGCGTAGCGCATGGTCTGGTCGCTGCCGAAGTAGGGCAGGTTCAAGAAGTTGCCGGTGTCGCCGCGGTCGACCAGAATCTCTGACTGCTTGGGGAATATCTCGCGCCCTGCTTCACCCAGCAGCGCCGCTGCAGCCTTGAGGAACCGCTGCATCTCCGAGGCGGGGATGGGGTCCTTGATGAAGAGGAAGACGTGAGCGCCGCCGGACTTGCTGCGACACACCACCATGGGCAGTTCCAGGCTGCGGATTTTCTTTATGAGCCCGGCGTGGTCCAGCGGATACTGGTCAATGTCAATACAGCCCCAGATGCACGTGTTATCCGCCCTGATCGGAATAATCCCCAGACTCGGCTCAACGCCTTCGAGGTGTTTGGACCAGAGGTCGTCAGTCGGTGGCTTGCGCACCACGACGGCCTTGCCTGCCTGCTTTCCGTCCCCTCGTGAGGACTCGATTTTGTATGTTCCATAGGCGATGTCCAGGCCGGAGAAGATCGCCTTGAACCTGGTGATGTCAGTCATTTCTTCTTTCTTGTGAGGAGGGGCCTACTCATGGCCAGGCGGGTACCCGTGTGTTGCCTCCTGGGAGCTACCCAGGATGACTCAACTATCAGTGACCCAGCCACTTTCGGCCCCAAAATCAGAATGGAGCTGGCCCGTTGCCCGTGGCGCCCGACTCACTCTCGTGCTTGACCTTGACATCACCCGCGCCGACTGACTGCGCGAACGACTTGGCTGCGTTGTAGATGTCCGCACTGCCCACATCGCCAATGCGCTGAATCTCCCAGCCGAACCACTTGCCCTTGTCGTTGGACTCGGCCACGGTGGTCAGCATGTACGTCTGGCTGTACATCGGCGGCGTGAACAGACCATTCTTGCCCGACATCTTCACCGACTGCATCATGGAGTTCCACTTGCGGCTCTTCTTGAGCTGCGTGGACTTCATGGTGATGAGCGCCGGCTCTGGCACGCCAGCGGCATTGACCAGCATGACGTAGTAGTTGGCCGTGTTCTCGATGTAGTTCCCGTTGTCCAGGTAGTCCTTGTTGTCGCCAGGCTCCTTGTGAGTCTGCGCGAGGATGTCGCTGGTTGCGGGGTAGATGTGCACGGGTGCACCACTGCCCTGGCCGCGGGGTGCCCACTCAATGTACTGGCGCACGTAGGCGCACGGCACAACGGTGATGCCCTTCTTGCCGTCGTAGAGCTCGCCGGTCACCGAGTTGAGGATCATGCCCGGCAGTGCGCCGTCCACTTCCCCCACCTCAGGGCTGGTGCTGGTCAGCAGCCGCAGGAACGGCAGTGCATAGTCGTCCTGCGTCATGCCGTCAAAGCCGGCGCCAGCGTCCTGCTCCAGGTCGCTCATGATTGCCAGTGCGGTGCTGGCCTTTTGTTCCGCGATCTCGTTCTTTGCCATGATAAATTTCCTTGGTTCACTTGGTCTTGATGGTTGCTTTTTGGCCGATGTACACGCCAAACAGCTCTGTGTCGACTTGGTCGCCCTTCTCGACACGCTCTTTCACCCAGGCCTTGAGGGTCTGGGGCTCGATCTTCTGTGCCTGCTCAGCAGGGTAGCCTTGCTGGCCCAGGAGACTCAGTAGACGAACGCAAAGCTCGTCTTCGTTGCGCCCAAAGCGGACGCTCACGGTGTTCTTGATCAGGTCATCAAAGCCCCGATCGCGCAGCCATTGGAAGGCCTCTTCCTGCCGCGCCTTGGGGATGCTCGCGCTGTAGAAGGGCTTGATGTCAACGGTCGAGCCGTCGCCCATCACGAACTTCTTCATGCCTGCCTCGGCCATGGCCTCGGGGATCGTTTGCTCAGTGAGCTTGCGGTACTGCTCAGACTTTTCTGAGACGGTCTTCTCAAGGTCAGCAAGCTCTTTTTCAAGAAGCTTGGCTCGCTTTGCAAGGCCCGCGATGCCTGTTACCTGCTCGTCAGAAACTTGCAGAGCACCGGCATCTTCCTCAAATAAATTCGTAAGACTCATCAGATTCTCCTTTCTTGAAAAGATCAACCTCCAACGGGATGTAGCGTCTCTCACGCTTGTCCCACTTGAGGCACTTAAAGCGGCCGTTGTTCTTCGCGGCCGCCACTGCGCAGGTGATACCTATCGCAGACGGATCACCAATGAGGAGCAAGAAGTCCTCGTCGGTGAAGCGTTCGAGTTTGCGCTGAATGCGCCGCACTGTCGGGACGACAGAAAAGGCGATCTGCGCGTTGAATGGCAAGATGGTTTCGATTTGGCCGTAGTCCAAGGCGCTCGCAATGTTGTGCTGCGAGGTCTCAGAGACGACATATACCTTTGGCACTTAATTTCTCCTTTCTGGAAATGAGCGACCAGTGTACACTCCCGGCAAGGGCCGCGCAAGCCCCCATCAAGAAAGTGAGAACACATGGACCGATTCCTTGAGACCTACCCGTTCAAGAACAAGCCCTTCCTGCATCAGCAGGCCTACCTACAGCGCTTCTGGGACTCTCCGGTCGCAGCCCTGTTCGCGGACACAGGCACTGGCAAGAGCTTCATGCTCATCAACAATGCCTCGATGCTCTACGACAAAGGCAAGATCAATGCGCTGTTGATCGTCGCACCCAAGGGCGTGTACCGCAACTGGTTGAAGGTGGAAATCCCCAAGCATCTGCCGGACCACATTGTGCATCGGATCGCCATCTGGTCCCCAAGCCCGCGCAAGGCCGAGGCCATGGCGCTCGACAGCCTCTTCGTCTCCACCGAGGACCTGAAGATTTTGATCATAAACGTCGAGGCGTTCAGCACGGCCAAGGGCACCGCCTTTGCCAAGCGGTTCCTGCTTGTGCACAACGCGATGATGGCCGTGGATGAGAGCACGACCATCAAGGGCCATACGGCGCAGCGCTCAAAGAACGCGGTAAAGGTCGGCATCGGCGCACGCTTCCGCCGCATCATGACAGGCTCCCCGGTAACCAAGAGCCCAATGGACCTGTATCAGCAGTGCGAGTTTCTGTCCCCGAACTGCCTGAACATCCACAGTTACTTTGCCTTTCAGTCCAGATACGCGGTCACCGTTGAGCGACAACTGGCATCCCACTCATTCAAGCAGGTGGTGGGATATCGCAGGCTTGATGAACTCAAAGAGAAGCTCGACAGGTTCAGCTTCCGTGTCCGCAAAGACGAATGCTTCGACCTGCCGGACAAGGTGTTCCTCAAACGCGAGGTGGAGTTGACCTCCGAACAGCGCAGGGCCTACGATCAGATGGTGCTGGCGGCTCTTGCGACCTTTGATCAGGGCATCAGCACGACGGTAAACGTCCTGACACAGATCATGCGTTTACAACAGATTGTTTGTGGGCACGTGACGCTGGACACGGGCGAGGTGGTCACGCTCAAAAGCAACCGCATGGATGAGCTCTTGGCGGCCATTGAAGAGTCGGACGGCAAGATCATCATCTGGGCCAACTTCCGACACGACATTGAGGCGATCAATCTCGCGTTGCAAAAAGAATACGGGATGAACAGTGTTGCCACCTACTTTGGCGACACTACGGCCGAAGACCGCTCAGACATCGTGGACCGATTTCAAGACCCGAACAGCGAGCTGCGATTTTTTGTGGGCCAGCCCCGCACTGGTGGCTATGGCCTGACGCTCACCGAGGCGCACACGATGATCTATTACTCCAACACGTACGACTTGGAGATTCGCCTGCAGTCTGAGGCCCGCATTGACCGCTACGGCCAGAAGAACAAGATGACCTACATCGACTTGGCGTCCCCCGACACGGTGGACGAGAAGATCGTCGAGGCCTTGCAAAAGAAGATGAATATCGCCAACCTGATTCTTGGGGAGCATGCTCGGGAGTGGATCAAGTGACATGTGATAGGATGGGACTGTCACATGTCTTCATAGGAGGCTTCATGGCGGCCAAACACGGTCATACCCGCGCACGCAATGGCAAGTGGTCTAGCCTGTACATCAGGTTCATGAACATGAAGGCCCGTTGCGTGCGTCCGAGCGATCCAGACTACGTGCGATATGGGGCCAAGGGCATTACCGTTTGTGGCCGATGGTTGCACGGGGAGAAAGGCCTGACGGGTTTTGAATGCTTCTTGCAGGACATGGGCGAGCCGCCCTTCGAAAAGGCCACCATAGATCGGATTGACAGCCGCCTGGGGTACAGCCCGGACAACTGTCGATGGGCGAGCTTTAAAGAGCAGGGCAATAACCGTCGGACCAACCGCTGGGTGGATATTGAGGGCGTTCGCAAGACCGTGACGCAGTGGTCCGAGGTCAGCGGTGTGGGACCCAAGACCATCTTGTATCGGCTTAATCGTGGCCTGCCCGCGCAGCAGGCGGTCTTTGAAAAACCATCCCGGCATAGGCACTTTAAGACATGACACTGATCCCCTGGGCAAACACCGCCGCGTACGAAAAACTCGAAAGAGTAGACACGTCGTCAGGACGTATCTATGTTCTGCCAAATGGTGAACACGTCCCGTCGGTGACGACCATCCTGGACCGCACCAAGGACAAGACCGCGCTCAAGGAGTGGGCCGATCGTGTGGGTCAGGCCGAGGCTGACAGGCAGAAGGACCAGGCCTCCTACGTGGGCACGCACATGCACCTGGCGCTGGAGCACATCCTGAGCAGCGAGCCGTGGTCCGTGAGCCCTGACTGGCTGGCCATGAGGGGCTACGAGATGGCTTTTCGCCTGGCCAACAGGTACTTTGGCGCAATCTCCGAGATTCACGGCTCGGAGGTGTCACTGCACTACGGGCGCCAGTACGCCGGCACGACCGACCTGGTGGCCACGTACCGGGGCAAGCTGGCCATCGTCGACTTCAAGCAGTCGGTCAAGCCCAAGCGGTACGAGTACATCACCGACTACTTCCACCAGCTTGCGGCGTACGCGATCGCGCACGACCGCATGTACGACACGCAGATTGACTTCGGCGCTGTGCTGATTGCCGTGCAGGACGGCACGACTCAGGAGTTCACCACCACTGGCCGTGAATGGGCTGCATTCAAGGCTCAGTGGATGGAGAGGCTCACGTCGGCGGAGCGGGCTGCTGAGCAGCAGCCACCAGCGGGCTGACCGTGTCGAACGGGAAGAGCTGCTGGAACATCGACCGCGAGCTGGGGTTGGGTGCACCACCACCACCGCCCCCACCGCCTTGCGGCGCCTGGCCCTGCGGGCCCTTGGGCGGCAGCACGCCAGGCACCCCACGGGTGTTGGGGGCCACGGGCATCAGGCGCAACTGACGCGCTGCTTGGCCCTGCGGGGTGAAGATGGGCTGGACGGTGTCTCGCAGTTGCGAGGGCCGCGGTTCTTCAGGCGCGATGTAGTTCAGCGCAGGGGTCACCGCGGTACGGCCGACCGACACGCCCATGGCGCCCAGTTTGTCGAGCAGCCTGTTGGCAATGCTGGTCTGCTGCTTGGCTGTCTTGCCCTTTTCGAGCAGCAACGCCATCAGTTCTGGGTCCTTGGCGGCGTTCTCCATGACCTGGCGCACGGTCGCATTGGGCAGCGCGTCAAAGATTTGGCGGACAGCCTTGGAGCCGGCCGCGGCGGCGATCAGGGAGTTGCCTCCAGGGGTGATTGAAGTGCCGAGCTTAGAGCCCACAACCCGAAGCCCAAGCTCAGTGACGGCATCTGCCCCTTCAATGAGGTTGTCGATCGGGATGCCGTTATTGACCGCCGTCTCAACCTTCACCATCGGATTGATGAGCCGCTTGAGATTTTTGATGTCCGACAGAGACATGGCGCCACTCGCACGCATGATGTTGACGAGCGACGGCTGCGTACGCGACAGGGGCTCAAAGAGCGCGTCGTTGTAGGCGGAGATGCTGAACTTCCCCGACAGGCCGCCCGCCTTTGTGTAGGCGTAATCGAGCACCGTTGAACGCAGGCCATCCAGCGCGTCCGGGCCGCCCGCCTTGGCCAGTTGCGTGATCCGGGTAAAGCCCTTGACGGGGTTGCGACTGTTGATGATGTCGCCGATGACGCGGGTGGGGTTCTCCGAAGACAGAACCTGCGCAAATGCTGTCTGGCCGAGGAGATTCTTCTCGATAACGCTGTTCTGGCTCTTAACTTGCAGCAGCAGGTTTTGCGCATGCGTGGCGTCGCGCAGATCGTCCATGATGCCCAGTTTGTTGAGCATGGTCTCGTTCTGCTGAGCAAAGCGCGTGAGCTTGGCCGTGTTCAACTGCTGGACGTAGGCGTTCTTGGTCTTGTCGTACACGGTCTCAATCGCGTCAGCGGCAAGAAGGCGCAGCACGCGGTTCTGTGCATCACGAACTGACACGACGCCTGTATCAGACAGTTCGGCCATGGGCTTGAACATCTGCGCCTGAGGGCTGTTCTTGCCGAACTTGGTCACCGCTTCGTCGTATTGCGTGCGGAGAAACTTCACGGCGTCTTCCACCTGCTCCATGCGCTGCATGGTGACGTCGGCATTGGAGCCGAATGCCCGGGAGACCAGAATCTCAGCAGGAATCTTCTCCGCCCCGCCACGGGCCTTGCCGCCGGTGATGGATGCAGTCTTTGCAAAGGTACGTGTAAAGGTGTCGTTCAGTGCGCTAGAGAAGGCGCGAGCCTGGTCAAGAATGGGGTTCTTGACCGTGCTCAAGTCGTCAAGCAGAGAGCTGGCAACCTTGGCGTACATCTCCGCGTTGGCTGGGTCATTGCGCGCTGCCTCCAACAGGTTGGAACGGTAGTTCACAAGCTCAGACAGCGGAACAGGCTTTGGTGTGGCGATAAAGGAGCCCGGCACCTTGCCGGTGTCCAAGAACTCTTGCGTGTTGCGCCCAAGCTTGTACTTCTGCACGGCAGCCTGGTCCAGGCCAAAGCTGTCCATGATCCTGCGGACCATGTCAGGGACAGCCTGGTCGTAGACCGCGTCACCGACCTCTGCTGCGCGGGCCAAGAACATGTCGGCCGTCTGCTTTGGCGCAAGGCTCGGTGCCACCAGCTTTACGTCCTGGAAGGTGACGGTCTTGGGGCGATCCTTGCCGTAGTCCCACCCGCTTTGCACCGTCGTCAGGGTCTTTTTCTGCACCGGCGTCGTCAACTGCCTGATGGCTTCGGTCCAAAGCTCGCGCTCCGCCATCCGTGCCTGGCTGAGTGCAAGTTCTGTTTCGGTCTTGATGATGTCGCCGATCTGGGCGCGGGCACCGGGCGTATCCTTGGTGATCTGCGCAATCTTCATTGCAGAGTTGGCATCGGCCTGTGCCAGGCGCGCGTCCAACGCGGCGCGGAACCTGGTGTCACGAAGCTGAGCCGCCGCCCGCAGTGCGGCTGGGTTGCCCGTCATGGTCTGCAGGTTTTTGATGAGAAGCTCGTACGCCGCCATCGCGTCCTTGCCCTGCTTTGCCGTCTGCGCGCCAAACTGCTTGTGGAAGTCCCCCAGCGACTTCTCCAAGTCCATCAGAGTAGGACTGGCCGTCTTTTGCGCCGCGGTCGGAGCAACCCCTTGCGGCAACTGCTGCCGCAGCGCCGCGATCAGCGCCGCCGGGTCTTCCTTGTTTTTCTCCAAGGCATCGAGCAGGATGTTCACTGCCTTGTCTTCCATCCTGGCGGACTGCGTGGCTTTCGCCCCGCGAGCGTACTGAAGGCCTTGCTTGGTAAGGTTCACGCCCTCCACCAGCAGCCTGCCTGGAGAGAGAACCCCGGCCGTGACTTCTGCTCCTAGCCGTGCCCCCGTCTGACCAGGGAAAAACGCTTCAGCAGTGCCGCCCGCTACCCCCATAGCAGCGGCAGTGCCCGCCTCTGTTGCCATGAAAACACCCGGGCTTCGGCGGGCCGACTCTCCAACCGCGGACAAGAACCGAGAAACGCGGTTGCCCGTCATGTAAGGAATGCCGAATGCCGCTGGCGCAGTCGAAAGGGCAGAGCCAAAGGTCTTGCCGCCCTCGCGGTAGGGCACCAAATCGTCCCGCGGCACAGCCGGGAACCAGCGGTCAAGCTCCTGGCCAAACAAGTATCCTGCCCCAATGCCGAAGAGGGTCGTGGCGACCGGATAGGCAGGTGTGAGCGGGCCCAAGACAGGCAACACGGCAGGTGCCGTTTTTATGCCGAATTGCGCACCCGCCAAGGCGCCAGCCGCAACAGGCATGTCACGACCTGCGCCTTGGAGAGTGCCAAGGGCGACCTGTTCCATGCGCTGAGACGCGGTTGGGCGAGCCTCTTCCAACAGGGCATCCATCCCGGCGGAAAACTCGGTCGTTGGGGGCTCTTGAAAGGCTTTGAAGGGCTCGCTGATTGCCTTGGGCACGGGCACGCCCAAAACGCGGCTGCCTCCTTCAAACCTGGTGGGCACGTCCTCAAGAAGAGCATCCATTCCAGAAGCCGTCTTGTCTTTTTCGTCTGCCATGCTGCTGCTCCGTTACTGAGGGGCCCTGATGCGCTTCAAGGTCACGCCGTTCACAAGCACCTCTGTGCCGGGAGGATACCTGCGAATGTCTGCCTCAGAATATACAGCCGGAGGAAGCCCAAGCTGGCCCAGGAACTTCTGGTACTCCATGGCTTTTTCGCGCGCTTTGCCCTTGTCCTCTGGAGAGAGTCCAGAGTCGTCGGCCCCCATCTTCCGGTAGGACGCGATCCCCTCGCGCAGGACTTGACCAAGGGCGATGAGACGCGTGCCGTACACGTCAGGGTCAGTCCACGCGCTTGGCTGGATCGCCATGACCTTGTCGATGTTTTTCTGTTCCCAGACACTGCCGGCCACGCTCTTGAGCATGGCCTCTTTCAAGCGCTCTGCCATAAGTTCAGCGTTCTTGCGTGCCAAAGTTACCGAGGATGCAGGGTCGCCCAGACCAGGGATGGCCGACACGCCGGCAACCGCCGCCGCGCCCGGGCCCGCCACATCAAACCGGGTGGCCCATAGCGTCATGGGCCGTGGTCCTTGAGCCGCGGCACCTGCTGCGGGCGCACCTGCAGCCGGAGCCGCCGGAGCCCCAGGCGCAGCGCCGGCGGGCACTGCCGCAGGAGCCGCGGCACCCGCTTCCGGAGCAGCAGGGCGAGCCCCTGCCGTGGGGTTCATCACCGGTTGCGGCACGGTTGGCAGACCCAGTCTCTTGCGGGCCGCCTCGGCCTGCGCGACGAAGTCGGGGAGCACGCCCGGCACCTGCACGATGCCTGGGATTCTCGTGACAGGGTCGACCTTGAGCTCTTGCCGTCCCAGTTTGAACTGCATGATGGCAGAGGCCATCAGCTTGTCCTCTTCGGGCTTGGTCAGGCCTTGGGCGTACCTCTCCGTGAGGCCGGGCATGTTGACGACGTTCCACTGCCAGTCGCCCTTGCCCCAGATCGAGTCGCCCATCTTGAGCTTCTGAGCTTGAAGCTTGGCGTCAGCGCGCAGGACGTCCTTGAAGATGTCAGTCTTGCGCTTGAGCAGTTCGTTGTTCTGGGTGACGACCTGGTCAATGTCCTTCTCGCCCTGTTGAAGGGCCAGGACCTTGATCTGCCGGTCAATCTTGTCCATGGCCTCCAACTGCCTGCCAATCGCCGTCGGCAGCGTCTTGGTGGCCCCTGCCAGGCGCGAGAAGAAGCTGCCCTTGAGCGGGCGGCCTCCTTCGTCGACGTTGGCCGCAAAGCCAAAGGCCCGCTGGCCCAGCTCAAACAGCATCTGGGCTTCCGACAGCTTCCTGTCAGCGCCCAACGCCTTCTGGTACTCCGGCAGACGCGCCTCCATGGCCTTTGTCAGGGTTGGCACAGCGGCAGGGGACCGCGTCAGGAGCTTGTTCATTTCTGCTTTGGCACTGCTGACCATCGCAGGGTCGTACAGCATGTCCTCGTCTTCCCGAGCGGTACCGTCAGCAGGGGTCACGCCGCTCGGATTAGACCCCGCTTGAAAACGCTGGACGGGGCCGCCGCGGGCCATCTGCACGGGCGGCGGACCTTCTGCCGGGGGCGCGCCGGCGCCGCCCATCAGCGCCGCAATGCCGCCGTCTTGCGGGGGAGGCGCCATCTCTGCGCCCGGTGTGCCGGGGCCCATGGGCGGTGCACCAGGAGGCGGGCCGCCAGGGGCTGCTCCTTGGGGCCCAGGAGGCGCCATCGGGGGCTGTGGCCCTTGGGCCATGGCTTGTGAAGGGGGCAGCGCGCCAATCCCGCCGCCTTGGGCGAGAATAGGCTGGAGCATCGCGAGCACGGACTCGGGGGTCTCCGTGGCAGCGGCGTAGCCGACCATGTCGGCCAGTTCGTCGCGGCGCGCGTCGATCGAGCGCATGTCCCCGCGCAGGTTGTTCATGAGGATTTCGGGGGAATCCGGACGGCGTTCGAGGTACTTGCCCTCGCCCTCATCCTGGTCTTCGCCCTCGCCCTCATCCTCGTCTTCGCTCATGGAGTCCATGAACCCCTGCATGATCCCGACGTTCTCGACGTCGTCGTCGCCCATCATTTTTTCTTTCATGTTGACCCCTTACCTTCAACCAAAAAGTCCCATTTTCTTCGCCCCCGCGGCCGTCGCGAGCGCGCCCAAGCCGACGCCTACGGCTTGCTGGAACGGGCTGGCAGTCGGCTGGCTGGCCACCTGCGTCGACATCTGGCTCGACGGGGCACCCTTGTAGATGTCCGACAGGAAGCCTGCCTGCTGGTACGGGGCGTAAACCTTCTGCAACTGGTTGGCGCGCGCGGCGTCTGCCTTCTGCTGATCCAAGGCCTGCTGCGCCTGGCCGACGTTGTACAGGAAGTTGATGTCGCCCTGTTGCAGCGCCTGCGCGGTCTGACCCAGCGCGCCTTGTTGCACGCCGAGTTGACCGAGTTGACCGGCCATCTGACCAAGGCCCTGGGCCTGAGCCTGGCCAATGCCAAACTGCTGCCCGGCCAACTGCCCGATGCCCTGGCCAAGGCCTTGGAACTGCTGGCCCTGCTGGCCGTAGATGTTGGCGATCTGGCCGCCCATCTGGCCGTACTGGCCCGCCTGCTGCGTCAGGAGGTTGGCGATGTTCTGGTTGATCGCCGCCTCTTGCCCGGCCAGCGCGCCTTGCTGCGAGGCCATGTTGCCATACTGCTGCCCTGCTTGGAGGAACTGGCCCGCGGCCCCCTGCCCAAGCTGCGCCTGCTGCACGCCCAACTGGCCCAAGCCCTGCCCGGCGGCAATCTGGTTCTGTGCCAGGTTGCCGTACAGCCCTGCCGCGCCCTGATTGAGGCCCGCTTGCTGCGCTGCAGCAGAAACCTGCCCCTGGCCCGCGGCCATGAGTTGCTGGGCGGCATTCTGGCCAAGACCCGCCTGCTGGGCGGCAACCTGTGCTTGCTGCGTGCCAAGCTGGCCAATGCCCTGCCCGGCCTGCAGTTGGCGCTGTTGCTGCTGCTCAAACGTGGCCTGCGCCTGTGCCTGCGCCTGGGAGTACCCCTGGGACAGGAGGTTGGCAATTGTGCTGGCCTTCTGGTCCATCAGATTGCGCTCCATCTCGGCGCGCTGTACACCCTCCCGCTCGCCGCCAAACGCACCCGCACGGACAGCCTGCGCGGCCAGCCCCTGCTGGGCGATCGCGCCCTGGCGGTTGATCTGGCGCATGGTCTCGTCGATCACCTGCTGCCGGTACGGGTCCATGAAGGACTGCGCAGACGACGGATCGTACGCCTGCTGCGCCCCGCCGAGCGTGCCGATGCCCTGGCTCAGCGCCTGCTCGGCCTGGCCAAAACCCGGCTGGTTGGTGGCCATTGCAGAGGCCAGAGCCCCGCCGTACATGGCGTTGACTCCCTGCTCCATTCCGGGGGCCTGCGCCGATCGCGCAGCCATCTGCTGGGCCGTGCTCAGGCCCCCAAGGCCCTGACCAATGGCCTCCGTGGCCGGCGCAAGGTTGGCCTGGCTGGACTGGGCCGCCATGTTCTGGGCCGTGGTCAGCGATCCGAGGCCCCTGCTGATGTCCTGGTAGGCCGGGTTGAACCGGGCGGACGTGTCGGAGGCCAAGGCCCGCTGGCCTGCCGTGCCCAGGTAGCCAAGCCCCTGGGAGATTGGGGCAAGGCCCGCTGCCATGTTGGCAGTGGCGCCCCCAGCTTGCTGCATGGCCCGCTGTGCGTCGGTGAACTGCGCCCGGGTGTCGGCGCCGCGCAGGATGTCAGCGGCCTCGGCCGTGGTGCCATAGGCCCCGCCCAGTGCCTGGTTGGCCGCCGTCATATAGGGGGTGAAGGCCCCCACCCCCAGGGCCGTTGCCGCGTTAATCGCGGTTGTCTGAGGGCCAGTAAACCCCTCTACTTGATAGGCGGGGAGCTGCTCGCCCAGCGGAGTACGCTGACCGATGACGTTGCCCTGGTCATCGATGATGTTGTTGTAGGCGAGTGCTTGGGCCTGCTGAAGGAGCTTGACCTTGTACGCCTCGATCTTCGGGTCTTCCCGGATAATTTGTTGGGTGACGGTCTGGTCTGACATGGGTTACGCCTTTACAGCTCCGCCTTCGAGCTTTTTCATGAGTTTGTACATGCGCGCAGCTCCCTTGCGTCGGCTGCCGCCCCCAGCGTTGCGCACCGCCCTGGCGGTGAAGACAAACTCGCCGTCCGACAGCATGGCCGGAATGGAGTCCGAAGTGCCGGTGCCCGGGCCGTTGATCGGGCCCGTCTTGCGCGGAAACTCCGTCGGCGTCGGCTGGCCGCCCTTTGCGAGCCTCTGCGGCTGACCGTACAACATGGGCACTCCGTACAGGCCCGCCATGTTGTAGGGCTGCGGTATCCCCGCGGGGCTACGGCTGAAACCTCCGGGGGCCGAGATTCCTGGGGCGCCCATTGGCGCCGGGGCATACCCAGAAGTTGGGATATCCACCATGGGCGGGCGCACCATAGGCGGCCTATAGCCAGAGTCCAGGCCCCCAGTGAACATACTGGGGTTATCCCTCATGTAGTCGATGCCGGTGTAGTCCCGATTGAAGGCTGGATTCGGGTCAGCAGGCGACGACTTCGTGCCCCCAAAAGCGGCCACGGTGCCGTAAGTCAGCGCAGCCGCCGGGCCATACTGGCGCAGGAGACTGACGTCGCTGGGCAGGCCCGGGCGGCTCGGCGAGATGTTCTCGCTGTAGAAGTCCTTGGCGTCTTGGGCCATGCGATCAAAAAAGCCCGGAGCATTTGTCGGAACAGGTGCCGATGCACTTGGAGCCGGTGCTCCCGGGGTCGCAGCGCTCGGAGCCGCTGCACTTGGCGCCGTTGCCCCCGGGGCCGCAGGCGCGGTACCCGCTGGCGCAACGCCAGGTCCAGCGGTAGGATTAAATTCCAGCGGCGTCTGGGTGAACGTGCTCATTGGACTGGAGGTTGGCATCGAATAAGACCTGGCACCGCCGCCCATGTCGTAACTGTACTGGCCTGTGATCCTGCCAGGGTACGTCTCCTGCAGGCGTGCGAGGCGACCAATATCGCCTTGTTGCGCTGCCTGCTGCGCCATGACTTGAGGGTAGTCAGCTATCCCGCCAGGGACATCAGGTATGAACCTGGCCGCCTGAGCAGTGCCGCCATAGTTCAGCGACTCCACCGGAGACATGAGGTCTGCAGCGGTCCCGATAGGACCTGGAGCACCTGGTTGAGCGGCGTTTTGCGCCGCGATCTCGCCGCTCCTGAAGCCCTCTTGAGCTCTTTGGCGTATGTCTTCCGCGGTCACGCGACCTTCGTCCAACAGGCCAGTGTTGTTTCGCACGCCGGCCATAGCTGCTGCGGAAGCGCCGGACATCAGGCCCATGCGCAAGGCATCCTTTGTGCTCATGCCGCCAAGTTTGCCCACGCCAGCGCCAATGACGCCGGTAGCCAGCCCGGTATTCAAGGCAGAACCCGCAACGCCCGGCAGGTAATTGCCGACTGCCGCCATGGGGTTGGTGCCCATGACCGTCCCGCCACCACCGATGTAGCCCATGGCGCCGGAGATCAGAGCGTCCTTCATTGAGCCGCCGCCAAGGAGTGTGGCCCCCGCGCTGCCCAGGGCCGCCGCTCCGGCGGTAGTACTGGCCAGGCCAATGCCTGCTGGCCCGAGGACCGTGGCCAATGCAACGGTCAGCAGGATTCGACCGACGGGGGACTTGGCGACCTTCTTGACGACGTTGACAACCGACTTGACAACGCCCTTGATTGCCTTGGCAACCTTCTTCAAGAAGAACTCAGGCATGCCCGTGTTCGGGTTGATCGTGCCTGCACCACCACGGCTCTTCAGAAGCTGCGCCTCCTCTGGGGTGATGTGCGCCAGCATGCTATCGCCACGGCGCCCCTGAGAGGCCAGATACGAGGCAACATCGGCCAGGCCGCCTTGGGCCATGGGCATCGCTCCCATGCCCTCCATCGGAGGCTCCTCCATCATGGGGGCTTGCGCCCCCTGGATAGAGGTCATCTTCAACTCGTTGAGCACCGTCAGGACAGCGCCGAGGAACTCGGGGTCGTACTCTTCAGGGATGTCTTCGGGGTCGACAACGTCGTCGCGGATGAGCTCCTCGCGCATCTGCTTGTAACGGTCAGGGCGTTGGGAGAGCTGCTCAAACACCTCGATGAGCTGCTCAAGCTCTGACGGGGTAAGCTCCAGCTCCTGCATGTTCTCACGCAGGGCCTGGCGGAGCATGTCCTGCTCCTCCGGCCGGGCCATCCCAAGGGCGGTTTGCGCAGCGTCGTACGCGTCAAAACTGGTCACCGCAGGCATCTCAGATGCCTGGTCGTCCCGCATGCCTGCCCCTTGGGGCAGCGCCATGATGCCTTCATTCGCCATAGTTGTCCTTTCCGAGTGTGGCCAGTGGCCCTGCATGGGGCCGCGCGCCTGGAAAGGACGCGAGATTTGACCCAATTATCCGATATAGCTGGCCCGGTTGTCTACGGGTCATAGCCGGTCGATTTCGAGGTATGACAGGTAAAAATGCACCCCCGCTATGCTGGAAGTGACCTGCAACTTGTCCCCCGCCTCCATGACACAAGGAATGCCGTTGAAGACGTCAAAGGTCGTGTTGACGGTCAGACTGCGATCCTTTTGCAGGTAGTAGGTGGTGCCGGTACCCACGTGGGTGACAGTGATTGAAGCGACGCCCGAACCAGCATTGGTGACCCGCAGGGAGCGGACAACCGCCGCGTTGGCCGCGGGCACTTCGTAGAGGTCCGTTGCCGTGGCTGCCGACGGGATGAGCGGTTTGCGAAAATATTTATTGGCCATCTGTGCCTCACTGCGTCAAGTCAAAAAAGGACAGTGACCCCACAGCGTCACCAGTCGTAGCGCCAGAAACGGTCCGAATGGCCACCGTATAGATGTCACTGACCCCTGCGATCGACGCGCCAAGCTGGAGATCAAAGTTGTAGGCTGAGGGAAGGGACGTATTGGAAACACCCGATGAACCCGAAGCGGTGACGTAGTCCGTCTGCACAATCGAGCCGCCCGTTGTTGCCGACGATGCGACGTCGAACTCAACGTTAGAATCTGTTGGCACAGCAGCCCAAGAAGACCCAGTCAGCGTCGGGTTCTTGATCAGCGCTACTTCATAGTTCTGGTTGGTTGTTGGCAGCACCTGCACGCGATTGGGTAGAACGACCGCTCCAAGCGCGGTCGATGCCAGTCGAATTGAAACGAGCGGCAAGAAGGTACCGCCAATGGTGCCCAAAATCGTAGTGCGTCGCGCCACGTGATCAATTGATGTCTGCTCAAAGCCGCCCTCGGACATGACAGAGCAGCAAATCTGAGTCAACGATGCTGCGACAGCCGCAGTTGTGGTTGTGATCTCATAGCGCACCGGCAAGATGGCGGTGGTCATGTAGACGGTAGTCCCAAACTCATTCGCAGTATCAAAGGTGTGGCAGACAATGTACTGGTTATCAATGATGAAACCGCAGCGCACAGAGCCAACGCCTAGCCACTCAAAGTCCATCCAAAGAATCTGGGGCTTGGTCAGGTCCAGGGTGATACCACTTGGGCCCGTGCCGTTAAGCTTGTCCCCGTTCCACGAAGACTGGGCCACGGCCCGCGCGTCACTCACGCCGCCCGATGTGTACGAGCGAACAACAAAGGAGTTGGTACCACCGGTGCGCCGGAAGAACACGCCGTTTTGCGTGTTGAAGTAGCCGACCTTCTGGTCCAAGTTGGCCGATGTTCCGTTGTCCATGAGGAAGGTTGCAAGTACCAACAGGCCTTTGCCAGGCTGATACGGGAACGAGCGGAACGTCTGACGGACCACGGACCCCACGCCACCGGCAGTAACCGCCAGGCTGTTACTGGCCTGGTTGGTGTTGAATGTCAAAGAACCAGTGCCGGATGTTGAGGTGTCAAACTGGTTGTCCGAGGCATACCTGTTTTGGCTGTCAAACAGCGTATAAGGTTGACTGACGCGCAGCCGCCCAAAAGCGTCGACATTGGTGCCCCCAATTGAAATGGGAACTGGCAAACCGGTTGTATCCATAAATCCTCCACCATCCCCGTACCAGGCATAGGCCGTGTCCTTGTCCTCCGTGACGACCGGGGTGTAGGTGCTGTTAAGCTGAAAAATCACCTGCTCCAGCGATCGAATGAGCTGGTCGATCTGCCGCGGGTCATAGCCTTGCGTCGCCGCGTTGGGCAGACGGACGTTGGTGATTTTGCTCATCGCAGGCCGTCCGGCTGAATGTCCACCCGCATCGTGCCAAAGCGCCAGTTTCCGCCCAGTTCATCGCTCTCAATGCGAAGCTGAATTTGCCTTCCGCGCGCCCGCGTGTCCACCTTCTGCGTGCCAGGGGCGATCACATACGGGTCCAGGGAGCTGGGGCTTGCACTGGCCTGCGGGAACGGGCGCAGCAGCAGTCTGACGGTCAGGTTGCCGATCTGGTTCTTGAAGTCAGGGATAAACCGGCTCATCAAAAGCATCTGATCGCCATCGCCGATGTCAAAGTAGCCAGAGACGATGTAGGCGTTGATCGCAGCGTCAACCGCATCGTAGCCGTCTTCCTGGTTGTAGAGCCTGGTTCGCCCAGCCGTCAGGCCGTAGATGGTGCCATCGTACGTGGGCGCCTGCGTTCCAGCAGGGTCGTACGTAGAGGCGATGGGCTTGTCAAAAACGCTCATGTCCGCCCACGAGGTGCGCGGCATCGTGCCAATCGACCAGACGTTTTCCAAGTAGTTGTACGTCACGAACCGGTCCACGAAGTCACTCGTGAACGAGCAGTACCACCAGGTCACCTCGTTGAACTGCGCGTTAAGGCCCACGTGAGCCTGGAACCCCTGCACCAGGTTGATGTCCTTGAAGACGTAGTCCTGCACGGTACAGGGAATCTTCTTGACCGTGCCGTCGAACACGAAGAACGCATCACGGCCCATCCAATAGGCCACGCCATTGACGTCGATCGCTGCGTGAGGCGCGATGCACCCACAGTTCGCGCCAAGCTGCTGAAAACCAAACGTGTAGGGCGGCCCGACAAAGGTTTGACCGTGTAGTGAGGTGTCAGTGAAGATCAGAATCTGGCCACGAGAACGCAGTGCCGACACGATGATGTTGCCGTCCGTGAGCCGTTGTCCGCCGGCCGTGTTCGTGGCGCTGGCCACAAAGTTGTTGATGTTCTCTTGGCTTGAAAAGCGCACGAACATCGGGTCCTGGGTGTTTGGAGAACCCAACGTGGTCTCCGTCCCAAAGCAGACCAGGTGCCGGTCAGGGGTGGACACCAGCGCGTACTTATTCTTCGTCGGAGCTCCTGCCACCAAAGTGGCCCGTGTTCCGAGGCCCGAGGCCGGAGACCACTCGTACACGGGCCCGTCGAGGACCTGAGCGATCAAGTTTTCCCCGTACGTATCAAACTGCCAGACCCGGGGATAAAGCTCCGAAGCAGTAACAGGGCGCGGAGTGCCCCAAGTAAACCCGCCCCAGGTTCCAACGCCCCAGGCAAAGTCGGCGAAGCCTCTGTCAGAGCCCACATTGATCTGATACGCGGCATTGGCCGTTCCAGCTGTCCCACCTGAGGAAGCCTGCGTGGGCGACGTGATCAGATAGGAGTTGAGGGTGAGGATTTCGACGATTTGAAACTGGTTCTGCAAAGAGGCATTAGGGATGCCCCCTGGATCGCCGGTAACGCTGGAGATTGTTACAAAGTCCCCCACGGTGGCGCCATGAGCCGGGTCATTCACCTGGACACTGGTGCTGCCAGCGGTGGTGGTAAATGTGATGCCGGTGGCCGAATCCCGGATAGGGGTTATGTCTGCCCACTGGCCGCCGTAGTACGCGTACAACTTGCGGTTTGTGCCAATCGCAGCATAAGGAGCTCCCTCGAGGGAGCTCCAAGTAAACACTTCGGACGTGGTTCCAATGAAATACGCCTCCCCGCCTTCAAAGTTGGTCCATCCCCCCAACTTTTCGGGCAGGCCATATCGGAATCTGACGTAGTCGCAGTCGACCCAGCCGCCTTCCGCGCCATATTCGGTGTTCTGCTTGTCGACACCAGGTTTTAGGAAGAGCCGGAGGAGCGACATGATCAACCTTTGCGTGCAGCACGCATGTTGTCAACGAGGTTGGGGTAGGGACGACCAGCGGCTTTGGCCATTTTCTTGGCTGCTGTCTTCTTGGCCGGCGTCAGCGGCTTTGGTTTGCCCAGGCCCTTGGGCCGTTTCTTGTCCCATACGGGGGTGTTTTTCATGGCGATTTCCTTGGTCAGGTTGACAAAAAGAGAGCGCGTTCTTCTCTGCGGCGGCGATCCAGCCCGGCCAGCACTTTACCTCCAGCCTTGTTCCAGAGCAAGAAGGCGTCCGCCGCCGCTTCCCACTCTTGCCGGTTGGCCCTGATGCGGATTGTGCTGCGCTGGAGGTTGCCTAGCCCGAAATTAAAGGAAATACTGACCAGAGCGTCAAAGCGGCCTTGACTGCCAACACTGCCGGGAACAAGTCGAAGAACACCGCGTTCAAAAGACGCGACATCAGCCGCGAAGAGATTATCCGTTTCCTGTTTGCTCCAGACACGGTTGTCCTCCGGTTTGAGCGGGTACTCACTGCGGATCATGGGGATGTCGGCCTTGGTCTTCCCTTCTGGCCGGAACATCGGCAGCTTGATCTGCTCTTGGTACAGCACATGGCCATAGCCAATTGTCCAGATGTGCGCTGGGCACAAATACGGGCGGTTTTTGTGCCCCTCGTACTTGTGCATCAAAGCAACGCCTGCTTTGCCCAGCTTCACTTTTTGCTCCACTGACGAGAACCGAACCAGAAGCCGATGATCCCGCCCAGCATGGCCATCTCGTCGCTGGAGAAGATCAGGCTGCTGTACTTGACCACATCGTCGATGCTGGTGATCAGCGTCGGGTGGTTCCACAGGTACACCGCCATGAAGGCGTTGATCAGGACAAGCTCGATCACAAAGATGTAGGTCACCGTCGGGCGCACAGTGCCGACGTAGGACGCGACCCATTTGTGGGCCTTCTCCAGTACCTGCTCGTCATGCTTGAGCGCGGCCTCGGTCATCTGCGCCTCGGTCTGCATCATGACCTGATCGGTGCGGATTTCCTCGATCTTCTGCTGGGCGGCGTAGCCCTGGGCGGCCAGGGCAAGCTCCCGCTCGTTTTGGAGCCGCGCAAGGGCAAGCTCGTGCTTCTGGTCGCTCTTGTTCTGGAAAAACTCAAGCAGTTTGGGCAGGCCGCTGATCAGCAGGCCGCCGAGAGTCGAAATCAGTGAAAGCATTACCCACCCCTTTTAGTTAACATGGCGCTGGCAATCTCCAGCATGAACTTGGTCTGGTCCAGGTTTGCCGGCTGCGCTGCCCAGCCAACTGTAACCTGTCCCACAAAACGATGCGAGTCCGGCGGGACGCTTACCCGGCAGGTATACGTCACGCCCTTCTCAAGATACCAAAGTCCCACCTCTGATTGAGCGTAACGATACTCGCCGCATGGAATCTCGTTGGTCATCAGCTTGACCACGTCGGCGTTGTTCGACGAGTTGTGCGTGAATAGGCCAACGTCGATGTCCTCAATCGTCTTGTCTCGCCCATCCTTGGTGTAGGCTCTGTAGAGCGTCCGAGAGTTGAACAACGGGTTAACTTTGAAGACCGCCACCACCGTTGCACCAGTTTGCTTGAACAGCATGGTCGCCGCATCATCGGCACGCTCTGTTCGTATCTCCGGCAGTTTCTGTGACTCTTTGTATGCTTCGCGGATGAAGTCCTGACTCTCATACAGGGCGTAACCAACGAAGGCAATCACCGCCATCAGGATCACCGCGAACAACTTAAACGGCGAATCCACATACCCCAGAATTTTGTCGAGGGTTGTGTTGGCGTTGAGCTTCTCGGTCATATATGCCGCTGCCCCATCTCGACTATGAAGTAAACGGTCAGGCCGAGAACAAGTACTGACGTAAGGACGGCAATCGTGATCAAGATGATGTCGTCGATCTCGGACTGCCTGCGCTTTGCTTCTGCCTTGCGGTTACCTTCGGCGCGGGCTGCGTCAGCCTCCATCTGCTTGGCACGGGCCGTGATGCGCATCCACACGTCCATCTTATTGCTCTGGAAAAAGAGCATCTTCACCTGCTCTTCAAACTCCCTCGCCTGCTCCAGAGCAAGCTCAAGCTCCAGTGCTTTGCCAAGTGCCGACCCCTTAAACCCGCCCATCTTGGCCTTCTCTACAACCTCGATGGCCTGCGCCTTGGCGTCGAAATACTGACCCAACACCGGGCCCAAAGACTGCACATCCTGAACAGTCTTAACTGCCTTTTTGACAAGGTTGACCGCCGATGAAACGGCGGCAAGGGCGGTGATCGGGTCGATCATCAGCTACCTTACTTGGCTTCCAGGGCCTCAATGCGAGCAGACAGTTCTTTAATTGCGTTGACCAAAACAGGAACTAGAGATTCCCCCCGATAACGCAACATCTCTGGGTCTTCAGCGTCAATAATGACAGGGTTACTGCCCTCCAGTGCAAGAATGTCCTGCGCCTTAAAACCGTAACGAATAGGCCCGTGCGGGGTGGGGTCAGTGCGCGAAACAGCAAACTGGAATTGCGTTGGCTTCAATTGATTGACAAAAGCCAAACCATGAGGAATTGGAGCAAAATTAATCTTGTCCCGAGCATCTGACGTTATCGTCCAATTCACCTTAACATAGGCGTCCGTTACCGCCGACGAACCCATGCAAAACCGATCGCTCTCTGTTGTCGGATTAAATGTTGGGGAATAAGTGCCTGCTGAAGTCATGGCACCAATCATCGTATTGCCGCTGCCACTGCTCAGGTCGCGGAATGCGCTACGGCCAATACCTATGTTATAGCCGCCGCTTATGCCAAAGGGCATTGATCCATGCCCTATGGCAGTGTTGTTGCTGCTGCTAGCGGCTAAACCAAGCGCCGAATTGCCAACAGCGACGTTGTTTTCGCCGTCAATGTTTTGAGAAAGTGCGGAGACGCCAATAGCGGTGTTGCTGCCACCTGTAGCGTTGCTAGAAAGTGCGGTAGAGCCAACCGCCACATTGAGAATGCCACTGGTGTTGGCAGAAAGCGCCGTATAGCCTACAGCAGTGTTTTGCGCAGCAGTGTTGAGTTCAAGCGCCCGGGCTCCAACAGCGGTGTTGAAGTTGCTGGTAAGGTTGTCGCGGAGCGATGAGTACCCAAAAGCAGTGTTAGAGGAACCGGAAACATTCCGGTTCATTGCGTCTGAGCCCGTAGCTGTGTTGGATGCGCCGGTGGTGTTGTCCTCAAGTGCGTCCCTGCCAGTGGCAGTGTTGTTGTTCCCAGAGTCGTTGCTCTTAAGGGCCGAGGAACCAATAGCAGTGTTAGATGTGCCGGTGGTGTTAAGGTTGAGCGCCCCACTGCCTACGGCAGTGTTGTTGCTGGCAGTGTTACGGTTGAGCGCCGTATTGCCAACAGCAGTGTTAGCGACGCCAGTGAGGTTGTCGTTGAGCGCCGAAAAACCAACAGCAGTGTTGGACGCACCACTGGTATTTAACCTAAGCGCCGAATTGCCAACAGCGGTGTTGTTGTTGCCCGTGGTGTTAGTATTAAGCGCCAAAAAACCAACAGCAGTGTTAGTGCTTACGGACCCCGCGCCACGGCCAACTCTGACGCCGGAGACAGTTAGGGTAGTGCCGTTAAACTCCAAATTGCCACTAAGAGCAAATGAGGATGTGGTACCTGTGTAGAGGACTAGATTTTCAGTGAGGGGAGTCGTCAAGCCTGTGCCACCGTTGGGTACTGCTACAACCCCCGTTACGTTGGCCGCAGTCCCCGTGGTGTTTTGATTCAGGGTAGGAACGTCAGCCGCTTGGATTGCGGACATCACCACATTGGTTCCGTTTCCGCGCAAAAACTGCCCAGATGTCACGGCTCCTGCAAAAGTGTTCATCGCCCCTTGCGCTGTTGATTGCCCAGTGCCGCCGTTGGAAATTGCCAGCGTGCCAGACACATCGGTGGCCAGAGCTACCTGGGCTAGCGTAGAGTTCGTCCCGTCAGACCTGAGCACCCGGTTGGCCGTCTGCGCTCCCACCAAAGCATTGATCGCCGCCTGCTGGGTCGTTTGACCAGTACCGCCGTTGGCAATTGCCAGCGTGCCAGACACATCGGTGGCCAGAGCTACTTGGGCCAGCGTAGAGTTCGTCCCGTCAGACCTGAGCACCCGGTTGGCCGTCTGAGTGCCCACCAAAGCATTGATCGCCGCCTGCTGGGTCGTCTGACCGGTGCCGCCGTTGGCGATGGCCACGGTCCCCGTCACGTTGCCGGCTTTCACGCTGTAGAAGCTCGTGCCGTCCGTGAAAATCATCACCCGATCGCCAGGGGCAATGGTGACGGATTGCGCGCCAGGCGGCGTGGTGATTGGAGGGCCAAGTGACAGCCAGTTGAAAACCGTTGCCGTGTATGCAGTGTCGTTCCAGATGATGTACTGCTTGGAGACCGGCGGCGCGTACACGGTGAATGCCGTGGTGACTGTGGTTGTCGTAAACCGCAGGATGGCGTACACCGCCTGGTTGGCGGACCCCGTTGCCGTAGGCCCGTTAAACGTGGTCAGTGCCTGGCCGGCAGAGGTGACCGACACCGTCTCATAGCCGGCAATCGCCCGATCGAAGACGTACGCGAAGTTGTTGTTGGTGATGGTGCCCCATGTATTGGCCTCTGTACCGGGGGTGATCAGCTCTACACGAAGGCTCTGAGAATACGTGGGCATGGTTGTTCCTTACGAGTTGCTGATATTTTGCCATCCGGATCACTGGTTGTCATCTATGACTGACCACCCTGGGGCCTGGGGCGTGGCCACGTTTTGCCAATTGGCAGTCTGGTCATCAATAATTTTGATCCAACCGGCAACCCCAAAAGCGTCATTAAGCGTGGCGTTCTCTGTCATCGCTACTTGGAACGCTGCCAGCACTGTGTTGGCATCAGCACTGTTGAGGTTTTCTGTGATTGAAAGAACAAAACCCCGTATGGCTGTGTTGGCATCGGCGCTGTTCAGGTTTTCTGTGACAGACTCAACAAACGCCTGAATAATTTCGTTCAGGTCTGCTACTGTGGTGCCTTCGGTGACTGCCTGAACAAACTGCGCCGCGATTGTGGGCACATCCTCTATGGTGATGCCCTCTGATATGGATTGGGCAAACTGGGACGCAACACTATTGGCGTCCGCCAGATCGACGTTTTCTTCTATGGTTTGCAAAAACGCAGATTGCTGCGTGCTGAAGTCGTCCAGCGTAAAGCCTTCTGTGCGGGCTTGCAAGAACTCAAAATACGTCTGTGCGGTGTCATCCACTAAAACGGTGTCTTCTGTTTTGGCGACAGCAAACTGCGCCGCAATTGTTTGGGCGTCTTGAATGCTTGAGTTTTCGGTGGCAGAAGCCAAAAAGCCAGCAAATGCCGCGCTGACATCAGCAGAGTTTAAATTCTCAATGACGCCGTCGTAGAAATCACCGGCTGTTGCATCCGTCTCATCTACCGTGATTGGTTCTGCTTGGCTTACAAGGTACGCTGATAGCTGTGTGCTGGCATCTTCAAGCTGAATACTTTCCACAATGGACAACACACTTACCACCCCAGCAAGGGAGGCAAATGGTGTTTGGGAAAAGCTTGAGATGCCAAACATGGTGGTTAATTAAACAGCATAAACATATTGCCACTGGCCAGTGAAAACCGCCATCCGGTGTTGTTGCCGTTATTCACATTTCCGCTTGTGAACAAAGAGTTCCATGTGGCCCCACCTGTGGCGTTGCTGTCTTGGATCGCTAAATACTGCGCGTTGACCGTGCCGGAAGCCTTTGACAAAGTGAACTGCGACCCCGGAGTGGCGCTGTTGATTGTTATTAAGTTGCCTGCGGTGCCAGCCAGACTAAAGTTGGACACGGTTTGTGTCGTACCGGCAGTGAAGGTCACCGTAGATGGCTGCACGGTGTCGGTGATGTCGTTGAACGTGTTAGACCCGGTGATGGTCAACGCGCCTGCACCGCCTTGGTTGAGGTTGTAGTAGGTCAAGCCGCCACCAGCAAAAGTCTTTGCTGAGGCAGAGGTCATGGTTATGGTAGATGTGCTTGGTGCAACAGTAAGCCCAGTGGTGGTAGCTGTATTCCATGCGGTTGCGCCAGAACCAGAAATTGTCCAAGTACCACTGCCCATGTTCAAGGTACGAGTGTTGCTGTTGCTTGAAGAAAAAGAACCTGCCGTTACATTGAAGTTTGCAGCGGTAAAAGTGCCCTCAGTGAGAGTGAGTGTGTTGGCAGACCCTAATGTCATCGCATCAGCAAGCGTTACGGTAATGCCCGAACCATTGACCGTTGTATTGTTAAGCGTCTTACCGTTGCTTGTAACTGTTGCTGACGCACGGAATGTTGGGCCAACGGATGTATATGTTCCACCAGAGGCCAGCGTCAAATTACCCGCCATGTTTAAGTTGCTTGCCGTTATAAAACTTGTGCTGCCGGTAAAATTTAAATTTTTAAACCAGCTTCCGGAATCAATAATAAAACCCCGTGACCCGGCATTTACTGTCAAGTCTGGTGCGTTTGAAGTTGTGCCGCCCGTGGTTCCAAAAGCTACGCGGGCACCATCGTTTATAAAATTACCGCGCGTAAAGCCGCCAGTGCCCGTCCAAGAAAAGTTAGTGGCGTTAGCCATCACCAGAACGGAGGTAGATGCTAAAGTGGCAGTCAACGCAATATTGCCAGTGCCAAAATAGATTGAGCGAGTGTTTGAGTTGTTGGAACTAAAACCGCCAGCGCTTAAAGTAAAGTCAGAAAGATCAAGAGTGCCCGACGTGAGTGTGAAATAGTAAGTTGCATCCTGTGTCAATGCGCCATTAAGTGTGACGGTGCTGCCTGCGGCATCAATGCCTGCGGATTGAATTGTTTTACCTACGCTGGTAATTGTTGCGGGTGCACGAAAGGTTACGTTAAAGCTTGTATATGTGCCGCCTGAAGCAAGCGTCAGGTCGCCTGCCATGTTTAATGCAGCCGCAGTTACCGTTGATCCGTTGCCAGTAAAAATCACATTTTTGAAATAGCTGCCAGAAGTAATAGTCAGAGAAGATGATCCTGCGTTGACTGTTAAGTTTGGTGCGTTGGTAGTTGATCCCCCGGCAGTTGAGCCAAATTGCATTGTTGTTGAGTTTGTATTGCTTCGAGTAAACCCACCTGTGCCAGTAAATGTAAAGCCTGTGGCAGTTGCCATGGACAACACCGTAGCTCCGGCGGTCGAACTGGTCAACGCAATGTTGCCAGCGCCAAATGAAATTGCTCGGGTGTTTGAATTGCTAGAACTAAAGATGCCAGTGCTTAAAGTAAAGTCAGCAAGAGCAAGAGTGCCTCGAGTTAGCGTGGTGGTATTTGTAATACCTGTTGTCATTGCATCAGCAAGCGTAACAGTAATTCCAGTACCGTTAATTGTGATGGAGCCAAGCGTTTTACTAGCACTTGTTACCGTGGCAGTAGCGGTAATTGTGATCGTGCCCGTGTACGAAAAAGTCATACCCGCTACAAGCGTAATAGAGCCAGCCACGCTGATTGCCGCAGTACCCGCCAAAGTTCCAGTAAACCCAGTGCAAGTAATTGATTTGGCCCCCGTATTGCCAGTGCTTATGGTACAAGTTACAGCGCCAGAGGTGGCATCGAAAAACACATCGTCAGCCGATGTGGGCACACTTGCGCCACCGGCACCGCCTACCGTTGCGGCCCATTTAGTGCCAGCAGTGCCGTCCCAAGCCGCCGTGCCACCCCGCCAAAATCTGTCGGCCATGCGTTACTCCTGTGGAGTTTCGACAACGGGATTGACCATTGCAAGCCAATTGGTCAGGCGCTCTTGCTTCATGGCCTCCAACTGCTCATCAGTCAAACCGTGGTCATCAGGCAGGTTCAAGGCATCGCAGAAAGAGCCAAACGGGGTGTCGAATTTGAAAATGATCTGCATGATTGCTCCTTATGCTTGAGTGGTTACAGCGACCACATCCCAGCGGGTGTTTGTCGAGTTGTAGATGCAGCCGACATAGAGCATCTTGTTGATGGTTGTGGTAGTCGGCAAAGTGGTGCCAATCACGGTGTAAGTGGCATTCCAAGTGATAGCTTGGGCAGTACCGTCGTCCAAAATTCTCAGGATCAGCTTGTTGCCGTCCACTGGGGTTCCAGTTGGTGCCGCTACCGTTAGAGCTTGATCTTGCGCGGTCAGATTGTATTGATCGAACGCGGAGATGTCAGGAGTCAGCGTAGCCGTTGCCGCAGAAGTTGAGGTGCGAGGATCAATGCGCTTGTTGGTCAGCGTGGCAGTGCCATTGATGGTCGTGAAGCCACCCGTTGCGTTGGCGTTGTTGCCAAGAGCAGTGACAACACCCGTGCCGGTGGTGGTCGTAGAAGGAGCAACGCCCGCCCCTCCACCAATGACCAAAGCGTTTGCAGACAGAAGGCCAGAGCTTGCCAGAGTTCCAGTGGCCGAGTAGTACAGAACGCCGCCAGAGGTTCCAGATGTCAGCCCCGTGCCGCCCGCTGCAACAGGCAGGGTGCCAGCTACAAGCGCAGATGCGCTCGTGGAGTACAGAGCGTTGTTTGCGCCAGCAAATGTGGTCAGGCCGGTGCCGCCGTAAGCAGGCTGAATCGTGCCACCTTGCCATGTGCCGTTTGAAATAACGGTTGTGCCCAAATCAAGAGCATTGGTGCCCCATGTAACACCTTCAGGCAGGTAGCCGTGGATTTCCCATGTGCCACCAACAGTGGCATTTGATATGAGAACTGCATTAGCCGCCCCGCCCGTCGTAACCGTGCCAACAGTTGTGCCCGCATTGTTCTGGATGGTCAGCGTTCCGGTAGCGGCATTGTTGAACTGAAACGCAGTGGTGTCGGTCAGTGTGGTTGCATCAGGCAACCTGAATGTGTGATTTCCAGTGCCCGTCAACAACTGATTAAAGTCTGAGGCCGCCGTCAACGTGGTCACGCCGCCAGAAGCGGTAATGTTTTGCAACCCTTGGCTCAGGCGGTTTATCGTGATGTTTTCATTGGCATCGCGCAGCACAACCGAGTTGGCCCCGGAAGACGCGGTTACACCCGTGCCACCATAAGCTACACCAACAGTAGACCCCTGCCATGTGCCAGAGGATACTGTGCCCAGCGCAGAGACATCGCCGGTTTCATTTAAATTAACTGACCGGCCAGACGGGTACGTCACAAAGACGTTCACAGCGCCCGAGAAGGTCACCGCGCTGCCGGAGTTGCTTGATGCATAAACAGTGGTTCGGGTTAGCGTCGGCCCCGTGGTTGAATACGTGCCAAGCCCCACCTCCCAGTTGCCCGCGCCGTCAATGGCCGAGTAGTAGGTTGTGTTTGTATTGCCGATAACGGCAAACGATTGGAACCCCGGCACCGCACCCGTAAGAGTGAAGCTTACGGTAGTATTCGCCGTGGCCGTCTCTTGGACACGGTTTGCAAGGACCAGAGCCATTTAAGACTCCTTTAAGAAGTTGCGGTGGTCGAGTAGGTAACGCTTACGGTGTCGCCTGCGGTGGTGACTTTGGCAGTGGCAAATGCGCCTGCGCTGTACAGAGTACCTGCCGGGCTGCTTTGAGTACTGACCGCGCCCGATCCGGTTACCAAGAAGCAGCCACCAACCGTGCCGCCCGCACCAGTGATGGTGTAGGTAATAGCCGCAGCAGCGCAAGTCGTCACATTCGACGGCGTGGTTCCAGTCGATGTAGAAGCAGTAAATACAGCCGTGCCGCGAACAGCAGAACCACCAACGGTATAGTTGGTGAACTCAGTCCATGTCTTTGAGCTTAACGTGTCCGCAGCAGCAAACGTCAATCCAGTACCAGAGATCAGGCCCAAGAACGGGCCAACAGTCGTATAGGTGCCAGAAGTGCGAAGCAACGTATCAAGCATCAATTGCTTGCCGCCTGCGTTGACCAGATTGGGAAACTCGTCTTCCCATTTGATGTTGCCGTCAGCATCTCGGCAGACCACATGGTAGTGGCCTTCAATGCCAACGGATTCGTTGCCAGTGACGTTGGATTGCATGGTGACCTCCGCGTGATCGCCAAAGTTTGAAAGTTCGTTTGACATGATTGCTCCTTAAACAAGTCGGATGAGAGCATTGGTTTGATCATCCGGGGGAAAAACAATGGTGAAAGTGCCATTGGTCGAAGCTTTCGCGCCACCAAAATCTAGAATGCACACCGCGGGGTTTCCAAGCGCGGAATCATTGTAGATCATGGCCCCGTACGCAGTAATGGTTGCACTGGTAAAGGACAGGTCAACGAAATCGGTGATTGCAGTCGTCCCCGCCCCAAAAGGCGTGACATTGGTGAGGGTGCCGCCGCCCGCCGCATAGGTGCCTGAGTTGGGCACTTCCCCAACGCTCGTGTACGCGGTTGTCGATGCATTGAACGACGGGGTGTTGTCGTACAGAGCCAGCTTAAACGTGCTGCCGGTGCCTGTGGTGAAGTTGTGCACGGCCCTCATGAGCTCCACTTTGAAGCTTGTGCACATGAAATTTCCATTGAAGGCCATCGTCAGTCCCTCACCAAGTGGGCCAGGTCCAGGTGGCCGGCTTGTCGCAGACGGCCCTGGATCGTCAACCGGTCCTGCTCAATGGCCTCGTGCATGTAGAACTCCACAACGGCCTTGATTCGCTCTTTGAACGCCCTGGCTTGCTCTCGAACAGCCGGATGTGACTGATCACCCACAAAGATGATCTTGTCCGCAGCGCGTTGAGAAAGCTCCTCCACCGACCACCCACGGTTATGGGTGGTCTCCACTTGGACCGGGCTGACAAGGACCGTTGGTTGAACTGAGATCATGGGCCAGGTGAATCAGATTTGAGAGGAATACGGATCATGCCATCACGGTACTCATCGCGGCGGCGGCGGCCTTGCTGCTCAACGCCCAGACCCTGCACAGCCTCTTTGTAGGACTGGCGGAAATACTGCATCATCTCCACCGGTCCCTTGGTGTAACTGTACGCCTGAATCAGGCACGCGTACAGTAGCGCCTCCGGGGCGTTCGTGCTGATCCACGTAGTGGGGTTGCCCGACGACAACTGCGCCGGGCGATAGATGTAGCCCAACTCGACGTCGTAGCTTTGGGCAGGGGTGGGAGACACGTAGAAGGTGTTCTGATCCCAGACGGAGTAATATTTCGGCACCCCTGTCTCGGTACCGTCAGGCCAGTACTCCTTCATGAACGAGGTGTCCCTGAAGTCCAAGAAAATCTGGTTGTCATTGACTTTGACCATCAGGTAGCGATGAGTCAGGATGTCCGATGGTGCGGTCAGAAACTTGTTTCCGGAAGTCAGGTTTCCAGCGGCTTCAAGCTTAAAAACGTCCAGGTCAATCTCGCGGAGAATCTGATTCTCCGCCATCGTGATAAACGTGTTGATGACGGCGCTCGAAAAGACGTTCGCCCCTACGTCGGTGTAGTTGCGGATGTTGGTGACAAGTTCGTCGTAGGTCATGACACGCTCACTGTAACAGAGCCCACCACCGCTTGGGCTATCACAGGCTGGCCCTCAAGGTACGGGCGCATATCGTTGGTGCCACGGGCACTGCCAAAGCTCTGGAAAGCGGTAAAGCCTGGTGCGCCCACGAACACGGACACCGGCTCAATGCGATCGGGCCGCGGATCGCGCAGGGCTATCGCGTCGCCTCGGTACCGCAGAGGCTCAAGCTGCGGCTCCTTGGGCTCGTAATCATCCGGGCAGACCATGAACCCGCGCCAGTTCTTGCGCAGGGTGTTGTACGCGTACCGCTGGCCGCAGTAGTCGCACAAGCCATACGAGAACTTGCCGGATGCAAATGCCATGTCATACCCCCATGTCCGGCACAAACTGGACGCTGGCGGTGTCGCGATCTTCCAAGGCAGCGCGCTGGAAGTCCTCTTCGTAGATCGCCTTCAACGCGGCACCACGGTCAGGGGCGAACTTCAGGGACAGGTAGTAGGACAAGCCAGACGCCAGGCAAGGCAGGAACCGGAAGTTGACGTCTGCGGTGTTGGTGTACGTCCCCGCATCCTGGATGCGCCGAATGCGGTAGTACACGAAGGTGTAGTTCTGGTCCGCCGCGGGGTAGAAAAACACTTTGGGCACGTTCGCACGCTGCACGTAGAACTGCGCAGGACGCGCCTGCGTGGTCTTGTCAGGCACATTGAGCCAGTCCTCTCGACTGATGCGCTCAATGTAGACGTCGGTGTTGATGCCTTGGTTGTTCTGCCGAATGATGGCTTCGAGCACGTTGACCGTGTCGGTCGGCAGGTTAATCTCGTTGACCCCCTGGGTCAACGCGTAGGTCGCCTGCTCAATCGTCCACAGGTTCAACCCGCGATTGGCCCAGTCGAGGAATAGCAGGTTGAGCGAACGGCGAGCCGAGTTGAGCTGATAGCCGCTCGTTGTTCGAATGCCGCAGCGTTCAAACGCTTCCTCGACCAGGTCATCGATCGCTAGGTCGAAGGTGGTGGTGCCCGATGTGGCCATTTAGCAGACCGCCCCGCCCTTTTTGTAGCCCTTGGTCATCATGCCGCCACCCATCTTGCCAACGGGCTTGCCCATGGCCATGCGCTTGTGCTGGTTCACAGCCCCGCCCTTTTTCATCATGACCGGGCCCGACTTTTTACTGGGCTCAGACGTCACGTGATTCTTCGCGCCGCTCATCACGGCCCCGCCGCCACGAGTGGCGCAACCCATACCTTTTCCAGCCATGATCAGGCTCCTTTCTTCATTGCACGGCCTTTGACGTCGGCCGTTTTACGTTTCACGGCACGGCCCATCTTGTCGGCCATGTCGGAATTCTTCATCATCGAGCCGTCAGGCATCTTGTGCATGCCTGCCATGCCGCCCTTGGCCATCTTGTTCTTGGCGGCGCGCATTCCGCGCACCGGTAGAGCTTTTTTGGTTGCCATTTCATCCTGCCTTTCGGATTTCATCCAACTTTGCCTCAATCCTGTTGAACCGCTGGTCCACATGACTGAGGAACTTATCGAACCGGTCGTCGACTTCCTTGCGCGTGACATGGTCCCGAGCGACCTCTTCGCGGGTCTTGTTCAAGAGAATGCCCAGCCGGCCGATCTCATCGAACTTCGCCTTCAACAAAAAGCCCATGATCCCGACAATCGCCGTCAAGACGACATTCCAAATCATCATCTCCACGGCTCAGCACCTCCACCGCTTCCGCGCCTGGCGCAAGCGGCTGTTGGGGTCCTTTGCTGCGTCAGGGAACTGCTTCATCTGCCCCTCCGAACGCGCGCAGTACGACGCGCGCCGCTTTGCATCCGCTGGCGACGGCTTCTTTTCTGTCACCGCTGTCTGCAGCTTGCTACCAGGGTTGGCCTTGCGATACGCAGCCACACCCTTTTTGGTCATGCCAGCACCTTGCTTGGTGGGTCGGAAGTTCCCCGACTTCACCGAAGTCTTGATGCCCATGCCCTTCTTGGTAGCCATTACGCAAGTGCTCCACCTTCGAAGAGCAGCGTGACACTCGTGATCTCAGCCGAGCTGAGGTCGATGTAGATGCCGCTCTCGAACAGAATCCCCATGTCGGGGATGATGAGGT